CCTTGTTACTCTTTCCCGAGAGGGAAGAATAGCCAACCGACCCTTACGGGTCGGTCGCCCCCAGTGGCCTTGTTAAGCCACCGGGATCCATCCTAGGTTCAGCCTCGTCGCCCTAAGAAGCGACCTGTCTGGAACATTGCTACGTCCTGTTCGCTCAAGCGAGCAAACAGACTCGAGAACATGATTCCAATCATCACGCGTCCCAGATGGGGATGGCGTGTCGAGGCGCACAACAGGCGAATGATACCATTGGTAGTCACGATGCCAATAGGCATCGCTCCACACCTGCGGTTCATTACACGTATACTCAGCAATACCCCCGTGTTCACGATTGTTAGTGGTAGGCAAAGTACGCAGGTAAACCTGCTTGCGATGCTTCCCTTTACCTTTCGTGACCGGGTAGTTGCTTAATCTACGTGCCAATGTGCGGTATGTCGTAGCAGCAGCCTCCTCATATCCCGCTATGCGCAAGCGCATAGCGATGTCTGAAAGAGACTGCAGATCCATAGCATACTCGGCATCTATCGTTGTCTTCCAACGAACCGGAGTGACGTCTACGCCTTTAAAAGCGTCGACGCCGCAGGATTCGCGGAAGGCACCTCGCCAAAAGGATTTAGTCCGATTGACGAGCAGGCCAAATGCTTCAAGGTCGTCTATAACGACCTCGGCACACTCGGCAGGGATTATGATGTCATCACCGAATACAAAAACAGCACCGGGTTGATGAAACCCTTGGCGCTGCAGTGACGATACACATATGGCCCAGAAGACTAGACTCTGCACAGGAAACGTGGTTGCGTTCCCCATTGGAGCGTAGCTATAGATATCCCCGCGGAGATCCTTGTGGGATCCCAGCTTAGGGATTCTGAACTTCTGAGCTCGACAACATCCGAAATACTTGTACTTCCTTCCAAAAAGGATCTGTACAAGCGTCTCAGATATACGGTCAGAGGCCTCTTTCATATCCAACGTGGCATAACGCCCCGAAAGACTTGAAAGTTTAGCAATTCTGCCGTTAACCGACTGATCATCGAAGTGTACGTGGCCTTTCGGCCACGGACCCCTCAATGCTTTGGGAAGGCTTATCGCCCTCTCAAGTTCGCGACGTAAGCCCTGCTGAATCCATATGGCTTCAGCAGGATGAACACAAATCAGCCGAGGTCCTCGCGTGTCCTTCGGGACAGCGATGACCTTAGCTTCAATGTGATCGCCAAAGATCAATTCATCCCATCTAGCAAGCTGCTCCTCGTTGTTTTGCAACGAAAAGTAGTCACTATAAGGATAAACTGGTTCTATGGTGTCGTATCGGTGTTGCCACCTCTCTTTAGAGGTAGTAACTGCGCCCGGTCCGTGCCCTGGGATAATTCCCTTAGGTCGGAACGAATGCAAGACCGATAATACGTGGTTGCGAACTCTGTTAAGAAGTGAAGGACTGACTCTTGCGAGATCAGCACCCCACCTCCCGACAGTAGTATTAGTATCCAGGAAACCCTGGAACGCTTTTTCAGTCGTTTTGATGTCATGTGTAACGGAGGCCTTATAGCAGAACAGAAGAAGTTGCCGAAGATATCGCATTTTGTATGCGTCACTTAGTGACGCAGATGCGAGTCTCTGCAGCCCGTGCGGGAAGCGATCAAGTTCGAGGGTAACCCCGTTCTCGACGCAATCCAGCACATGCTTCTCTAGCTTAGGTGCCTCAGTAAGACACCACTGTAGCCCTTCATAAGATCCTCGTATTTCCGAGAACTCAGATAGGCGCGCTACATCTGCTAGCAGACTGAGGTATGTTTGTTCAATTACATGCATATCTATGGCGTTGCCACTAGTCCGTCAATTCTGACTTATGACTTTAATAGCTCAGACAAAAGTCCGAGCGTTAAATCAGTCTCCTGCCTTCAAGAACTTGAGAATTACTTCTCGTTGTTCAAGGCTGCCGCGATATAGTCTGCGTGGGCCACAGCTGCCTTCAGTGTTGCGACTAAAACGTCGTATTGCACCGTTGTGACAGTTTCTGGCACCGCGAAGGTCACCGTAGCAGTTGATATAATCTTCTGCGAGGTGGCATCTAGATCGTGACGTTCAAACTTCAACGCATAACGCGTACCTGCGACTTTCGTCACAGAATCCGTGTAAGGCTGCGATTGAACGATCATCCGGTCCGGGGTATTAATACCTCGGGCATTGGATTGGCGAAGTGATTTATCGCTGTCTTTGAAAGACAGCGTGAAAACCACGGAGTTAATTGTCGGATTGTCAGTCATGGCAATGTTATTAGTTTACTAACCGTTGAAGCTGTTAAGGGTTCAAATGCTCTGAGATTTACCGCATACAATCATCCAAATTTGGAGATGTAGACGATTTCTCGCAGCAAAACGACCGCTCAACTTAATCGTAGGATATCCATCTAAACAATCGGCCAAAAGCCTCATGATTTCAGGATACCTCGACAGACTAACTTCGCAAGCGCCAAGTACGTAGTACATGGTTTTTACGATATTTAACTCTGATGAATCACAATGCAACTCGCAGATAAAATCTACGAATTCCAAATCAGTGAAGTTTCTAATCTCACTGAATTGAACATTGCGACTCAATTCGCTGGGCGTGTTTGTTTTCATAAGCATTTGTTTATGATGAACCACTAACATCTTCTTTCTAGAACCGCATCGCACCAGGTATCTTTAGAAGAGCCTGTGTGATCAGAGCTGCCGAGATGGCAGCCTGATTTTTTCCGAAGCGGGGTTGCCAGGAGACAGAATTGCCCCCTGACACATTAGATCGTTCGTAGTGTTTGCACTCGACGACGGCACTTTTAAACGAGTTAATGGTACCTCCATTGCAAGGAGACATAGTCTCCAAGAAATGGTCTTCCCCTAACCCGTAACTAAAGCTCCTTGTAAACGAAACAACCTCATAGGGAACAGTCCCTAGGACATTGTCTAGCTTATTTAGAGCACCGCGCAAGTCCACGAACCAGTCTACAACAAAGGAGAAAGGAACTAACTCCCATGCAAGACTGGCTGGAGAACTCGCGAACCTAGACATCGCAAAATCCGCCTTCTGGAAGAAGGAGGTATGATACTTTGTCTTTGGTTTCACTACCAGTACATAACGGATGGTTCCGGGGTCTAATTGTCGACCCTGGCAGGACAACTTGTACGAAGGATACCCGTTAAGGGTACCCTGAATATAAGAGCCTGAAGAATGTACGAAATTCACTGGCAATGCCATTGAAAACCGTATCTTCTCTCCATCTGCATGTCGCTGTACCTCGCTTTTGAGCTTTTCAAGACCGCGCGTGACCTTCATAACATCGGATAGGATGGGGGAAACCCCAAACTTCCATGCCAAGAAGGCTGCCGACGCGGTTTTTAGAACCTTACGTAATTCCCACCAGTGAGCCGCCATTTTTGGCAAGCTCTCTGAGAGGGACCTTACAGAAGGCCATATTTGATTAGCTTCTACGACGTTCAAGAGTACATCAGCTTTTAGCTGAGATGCTCGATCAAGCAAGATATTCTTAGCTTGTGACTCGTCTGGCGGGGTTCCAATAGCCCAGCGGGGAGGTAGGGTGTTACTTAATGTAACATCCCACCCGCACATAGTTCGGACTGTCTGGAGTAGACCTCGTGTCCACGCGAGTGGATCGTTGTCTATCTGGATGCCGAGCTTTGGTGCGGAAATGCCGTACTTGCACTGGCCATGACTGGCGTTTAGCCAATAATAGCGCTGGCGATGTACACAGGCATTACTATTCCCTCTGCCCAAGTCGTCCGAAATCCGCTCATCGCGGCCTTCGGTCACCTGGGAAAACGCAGCATGACTGCTGGTTTGTGCTAAGAGCGATGTCCCATCACAGTACTGGTTTTCCCACGAGTGGGTTCCAGCACCTAATGTAGTCGTCTCTAAGGCTATGTTTCGTGTTCGTGTTCTCATCTGAGTTCAAGATCC